AGATGGAATGGGAGATTTTGAAAACACCTATTCTATTTTTTCTAAAAATAAAAGGTTAAAAACATATGAACTAGATGAAGCAGAATCTGTTGGAAGATGCTTAGGTGGACAAATAGCGTCTATGAATAATCTACAAGGTCATTGGGCAGATATGGCAGGAAAACTAATGGGATTAAAATCTTTTGGTAAAATAAATCAAGAATATTATAGTTTATTTTCTAATGATATTACAGAGGTGTCTAAACTAATGAGTTATAGAAAATATTTAACTACAAATTCTACAGAAGAAAAAAACCCCCTTAATTATTTAACTTCGGTACATACTAAACTAGAAAAAATAGTACTTCAATTTTTTAAAACAAATACTAATCCTAATGCTTGTATTGGATATACAGGCGGAGTAGCTCAAAATTCAGTTATCAATGGATTATTAAAAAATGTTTTTCCTAATTTAATAATACCTCCACACTGTCCAGATGATGGACTGTCACTTGGTTTAATAGAATTTTTGAGGCAACATTATAATCAAGAACCATTTGAAAAAACAAATTTTCCTTTTTGGCAAGATGATTATGCTCCTGTTAGAGAACCCTCCGATGAAACTATTAAAAAAACAGCAGAGTGGTTGGCTCAAGGTAAAATTGTAGGCTGGTACCAAGGACATGGAGAACTTGGTCCAAGAGCATTAGGTAACAGGTCTATATTAATGAACCCATCTATTCCAAATGGTAAAAATTTAATTAATTCTAAAGTTAAACAAAGAGAATGGTTTAGACCATTCGGAGCTTCTATATTAGAAGAACACACTGATAAATATTTTAAATGTAATTATAAAAGTGAATATATGTTGTATGTAACAGATATTTTAGATAAACATAAATTTAGTTCTATTACTCATATAGATGGAACATGTAGAATACAAACAGTTGGAACAAAACTAGATACTTACAAAAGACTACTTGATTGTTGTTATGAATTAACTGGAATACCTATGTTATTAAATACTTCTATGAATGTAAATGGGAGACCTATCGCATCAAGATATATTGATGCGTTAGAGTTGTTTTCAAATTCTAATTTAGATATATTAGTTATAGGAAATGAAATATATAAAAGATGATAATAATAGATCCCATTAAAGACGAAGAAAATTTTGCATATAGCACCATAGTAACTTATCCTAAAACCACACAAATCTCTCATGGTGTTTATGACAATGTAGTAGATATGATGAATATGACTACTATGATTAAAACGAATATCGTAGGAAGAAATCTCACTAATGTAAGAGGTGGAAGAACAGATTGGACATTTTTTAATGATACACCAGAGTTTGGAAGATTTTTAAATTACATAGTTAAAAAAAATCAAAATATAAACCCTCTGTTTACTAAGGACAAATGGTACATAAACAAACCTGAAATACAAGCTTGGGGAAATGAATTAGTAAAAGGAGAACATGTACAAATGCATACTCATATATCTCACCATATTATTTTATATTTAACAGAAGGTAGTCCTCTTCTTGTCCCTGAATTAAAAATAACTATTAAACCACAAGTGGGTTCGTATTATATATTTGAACCCTGTATTTTACACGGGGTTCCAGAAGTAACGGATGATTCTACTAGATATAACTTAGTTGCAAATATTAAGGAAAACCCAGATTGGGAATCTAGTCAAAAAATTAATTCAATTAAACAACGGTAAATAAACAATGATTTTTATAAAAGATAATTTTTTTACCAAAAAAGAATTATTAACTAGGCAACATCAACCAAGAAGTCATAATATATTTTTCTCCTTGTAAAGGAGGGTTTCCTCTGTGCACATAAGGAAATGCAGCTGGCCAAATAACACATCTACCTTTAACAGGTTTTGCACGAATAGACTGATGAAGAAATTCTGTCTCTCCTCCTTCTTCAACATCATTAAGATAAATAGTAAAAACCAAAGCTCTTTCTGAATTATCTCTTCCACAACCATGTTCTAAATGCCAAACATGATACCCTTGGGTAGGCAATGTTTTTTGTATTTTTAAATGAGTATATTTAAATCTATCTATACCATAGGAACTTAAAATACCTGTTGCATCTTGATAATGTCGTAACGCCATATCGAAATTAACTAACAATGGTTTAAAATCTTCAAACCAAATATCTACATGTTCACTTAAGGTAATAGCTTTATCGTTTTTTTTAGTTAACGGTGAATTTTCAAGTTGAAGTCTATCATACGCCTTATTCAAGGCATTTTCGTTTTTAAAAAAATTAATAGCTTTGTCACATTCTACATCAGGTATATATCCATCATAAATTCCAATATGGTCTTTAAATTCTACATGTCTTTTTTTTATTATATCGTTCATGTTTTTATTTTATAAAAGATTGCACAGAAAGTCTAGGTATTATTGGACTTAAAACAGTATTTACTTTGTGAGGCATTGGTGTTTTTATTATCACTAATGAATTACCTACCACTGGTATATACCCATGGTTTCCTTCATGTTGAAACATAAATTCTCCTCCCCAATCTGGATTCCATCTTCTATTAATATAATAAGTAACTCCGTATTGAACATGTGGATCTAGATGCCAATTAATACCTGAATTTTTACTCATATTATGTATAATAAAATTAATATTCTTATTATTTATTTTGATAAATGGTTGATGTAAAAGTAATGTCTTGTAAAAATTAAAATAACTTGGATCTATATGTAATTTACTAGGTGCGGTTAAATTATTAATTAAACCTTTAGACCATGACAAATTAGTATTTTCATATTTTAATTTTTTTCTTTCTTTAAACATTTCATTATGTATTCTTTGATATTCGTGATTAGGTAAAAAATTTTGAATCCAAAACAATTTATCTTCTAAATGATATACTAATTTCATTGTCGTGATAAAAAACAATTAATAGCGTATCTAGTTCCTTTAGTAACAGGTCGCACACCATGAATCCAAATTTGTTCTGCTGGAAAAATTATTCCTTCTCCTTCTTTTAAATTTAATAAATGTTTATCAGAAAAAAAAGAAAATTCGCCTCCTTCATAACCTGAATTTAAATTTATTGTACAAGAAGCTCTGACATTAGTGCTACCTATATCTAAATGATTTTTTATTTCCTGACCTTCTTTATATCGCATAATTCTAATATTTTTAGTACATTGCATATAATCAGATACTACAGCAGGAGTAATTTTTATTTTTAAATATTGCGTGTAATTTAACACCATGGTGCTAATTAAAGAAAAAGCAAGATCCGTTATTTTTTTAAATTCATCGTTTTCATAGTATTTAGATAAATTTAAAGATAAAAAATTATCTTTCACATTAGGTTGTTTTTTATCTAAATAAAATTTTGTACTTTCTTCAGGAGTAGTTTTATCGATATGTTTTTCAAAAAAATCTATAAAATAAACACATTGATTTTTTGTGATTAATTTTTCTTTTCTGTATATAAGCTGTCTAAGATCTAACATGTTGTTATGACTTTTTTGTCATAACAACTTATATCAAAAATTAAAAAAAACGTCTAGAGAGAAGAATAAGAACTAGGTCTAGAACCTTTTTCAGATTCTGGTCTAATATCAGAGTCCCAAGCAGATTGAAGTTGACTTAAATGAGCCGCATCCCATTTATTAATAAATTCATTAAAATCGCCTAAATTAGCAGAAGCATAGGTACTATGAGGAGTATTATCTCTATATTCTACTTCATCCGTAGAAACAGAAGCACCATGTTGGATAGCCCATATATTAGAAAATTTACTTTGAGACCAGAAAGCATTATCATTAACAACATAACCAATTCCTGCTGCATCTCCTTTTTGTTTGATAATTATTTTATCATCAAAAACTACTGTCCAATTTGAATTTGTTGCCATGTTATTTTTCCTTATGTTTTAATAATATAAATTAATGTTAAATATGGTTGTAAAACTGAGTTTGCACTTCCAGTAAAGTTAGCTGACATGTTGTGAGAGTGTCCTGATCCTGAACCAGCAGCTCCTGTGGTGCCATTTGATCCAGCAGCAATTTGAGGATTTTCTGGAGCATAATTGCCAGCTACAGCATTTCCACCCCCCACTGCTCCTGAGTGAGTATGCGAAGCCAACTGTGCAGTTGATAATGTAGCGTTAGCTGTTGATCCTGCAACGTTTCCAGAATTAGCAACTGTGTTTGCTCCTCCTGAACTTGCAAAATTTTTATTATTTGATTTATGAACTGCAACTCTATCTGTTAAATCTGGAAGATTAAAAGTAGTAGATCCATCACCTACTCCATAAGTAGTTCCTATAACTGCAAATAAAGCAGCATAAGTGCTTCTTGAAACTGCTGCTCCAGCACATTCTAAAAATCCTGTTGGTGCAGTTGATTGAGACCATGGAGTGATTGTTCCTGTAGGAATACCTTCAATACCTGTAAGGTTTGCTCCATCAAAATCATATCTTGTTGCTTCGTAATTTGCCATGTTCTATTTCTCCTTATACGTCCAGCCTGTTGTTGCATCACCAGAATAAACTAATGTGAAACCAGCACCTTGTGTATTAATCGTTAAATCTGCCGCTGCGTTTGCTATATTAGAACTGTTTCGTCCGATAGTCAAAGCGTTGACATTAAAATCATATCCTTGATCCACTACAGAAACCTCATCTCCTGTAGTTGGAGAAGCTGGTAAAGTCAAAGTAAAAGCACCTCCATTAGTGTTAGCCAAAATTTGTGCTCCTGCTTGTACGGTTTCCGCAGATGAAATTGCTCTCCATTTTTTAAACTCTAAATCTTTTATGATGTCTGTTCCATCTGCATGACAGATATACGAATGACCTTCACATAATAAAAATCCTGTTTGAGAAGTTACTTTAAAAGTTAATGTGTAACCTGCGTGGTCTGTTCCATCAATAATGTTAAATAATTTTTCTATTCCTGTTGGAAAGTTTACTGTTCTATTTGCTGCAAGAGTTCCAGTAAATTTTAAAGTCATGTTTCTTGCATTTGAAATTGCAGCATCATCCATAGTTAAATTCACATCTGCTGATGCAACATCTATTTCTTGGTAACCTGCTACGGATTGTTGAATTAAGTTTAAATTTGTATTTGTTTTATCACCCCATGTACCAGCGTTTTCGCCAGTGACCATTAGTTCGAGTTTAAGATCTGTAGAATAACTTGATGCCATAATTTTTTAAAATCTCCTATTAGTATTTTACTATACCTATGCCGCTATATCAACTGGTGTCCATACAACAGAAGTACCTGTGTCAACTTCAGCCCATGCGATAATATTAGGTGTAATTGTATTAACTGTCAATCCAGTACCAGTAGGTATTACTTTACCTGTACCAGTTATGGACACTGCCCCATTAAGTGTTTGTAAAGAACTTCCTGTAACGTCAAATCCAGCTATATAACTAGCTTGACCTGCTGCTGTTGTTGCGGAAGAACCCGTTACCGATACAGTAGCATTTCCAGAAGTGTCTTCATTTCCACTATATACTCTTATTTCACTTCCTGTTACTGGTACTTCCGTTAAAAGTCCAGCTTCAGTTATTCCTATATTAACATTAAATCCTGTTCCAGTAGGTTCTACCAAAGCAGTTCCTTCTATAGTTACAGGTTCTATATTTGTATTAATTGTGTGCTCAGTAACATTAACAAAAATATTTGCTCCCGCTTTAATATCTACAGAATTTACTTGTGTATTTAATCCAAATGATACAGTTATTTCTTGAGTGTAATCCGTAAATGCATCTTCGTTTCCTGTGACAACAGTTGCGGATAATCCATTAGCACCAGCAGCGATAACAGAATAATTAACTCCCCATGCTAAGTTGCCCCAAGTATCTCTTCCCCAACCTTCACCAATTAGATAAGTTGGATCAATAGTAGCTTGCCCTGAAGTAAATGTAGCGGTTGCTCCTGTTGGAATAACAATTGCATTTCCTTCTGTTCCTTCATTACCAGTAAATGTTTGTAATGCAGATCCTGTAGTTGTAACATCCGCATCAATTCTAGATGCAGCTTGTCCTGTAAATGTTTGTAATGCAGATCCTGTTACATCTACTTCAGCTGAGATAGAGAAAGTAACATCGTTGATAACAGTATTTAATTGTTGCCCTTGTAATAAGACATCACCTTTAATACCCCAAGCACCATAGCCCCAAAGCTGTGCTCCCCATCCATTGTCTATGATATTTTCAGTAGCGTTACCTAAATTTGCAGTTAATGCAAATCCTACTATTTCGATTCTTTGTTCTGTTTGAACATCGAATGAACCAACGCTTGATATTGAACTAGATCCAGAAGCAATTACGGTAGAATTATTTTGTTCTCCGTAATCTCCTATACCCCAGACAAGTTCATTCCAAGCATTGGCCATTCCATATTATCTCTTTATTACGATATTCTTATAATCGCTTGTGTATCGTTTGCATCAGGGAACTGAATAGTAAATGTTCCAGCAGTTGCAGTTTTGTCTCCACCGAAATCTAACACACATACTGATTTACTAGATTCAGATGTATTGTAAATTAAAGCTCCTCTAGCTGTTAGAGTAACTCCAGTGAATGATAAATCGTTAAAGTCTACAAAAGCTGTTGTTCCGTTTACTGATACTAAAGCGTTCACTAATGCTCCGCCACCTGCAACATACTGTCCAGTATCTCCAACTTGTCCTGAGATACCTACTGCGTATGAAGTAGTGTCTGCACCGATAGATGCAGATGAATCGTATAGTGCTAATTTAAAAACATCGCCTGTTGATGGAGCGAAGTCATGCAAACCATTTAATAGATCTTCTTTAAATGTATTAGTAATTGCGTTTGTTGTAATTGCCATAATTATTTCTCCTTATTAATTTTGTTTATGGTGATGGTGAAGGAACCTTAATTCTAGGTACTCCATCATCGTATTCTCCTCTACGTCTTCTGCCCATTTGTTGTAAAGCAAAAGCTTGCATACTCTCATCATACTTGCTTTTATAGAGATTGTACATATCCAGAGGGCCTTTTAGATAAGAAAAACATTGAGTTAAAACACCATATAATAATAAACCATCTTGGTATTGTGCAAGATAAGTAGAATTAGTAGAAGTAAAATGTGGAGGATCAATAATATAATTAAGTTGGCACAAATAAGTATTGTCTGGTGTTGGTGCAACTAAAAAAGTATTTTCGTTCCAATTAGCATAATATTTAGGTAACCCTGTTGCTCCTGATCCATTATATTCAGTAATAAAACTTGTATCTCTTTTTTCTAAAAAACTTCTTGTACCTGAAGCATTTGTTGTATTAAAAACTTGTAACGATCTGATAATTAATTCATCGCCTGGTCTGTTTAAATATCTTTGTCCTGTTACAAAGTTAGCTGTAGCATATTTTCGTAAATCATCATAATCTACTGCTCCAGCTACTTCTAATTCAGTTTGTCGTATAAATTGATCTAATAAAGTATCACTTAAAACATTAGAATCTACTTCTGTATAGTTTCTTACCTGAGTTAAAAAAGCCGTATATGTAATAGCCATATTATGATATTCCTATAGTTACTTGACCTACAGTAGTATTTGCTTGTCTATTTCTATTTTGCAAAGATGGATCTAATGGTTTCATGCCACTAGACATAAAAGCAAAATCTCCTGGTAACGTTAAATTAGCAGTAATCATTCCATTACCACCTGATGAAGAAATTTCTCCATTGACTACAGTTGGTTGTTGAAAATCTTGAGGTCTAGCATTTCGTAAAGCAACTCCATCTGCTTTAGTATAAGGCGGATTTAATTGAGGATGTTTCGG